TGGCCCTGCACCACGGGAGTTTTTTAAAAAAGAAAAAAGCAAAAAGGCCCTATTTTGCAAATGACCCCTTTGCCCACGAATGCTCAGCTTGGCCTTGCGCTTGGCGTTACCGCGCAACGCATTTCAGTGCTACGCAAAGACGGGATGCCGACTGACACTATCGAGGCCGCGTTGGCTTGGCGTGCAACCCGCTTGAATGAAACACGGAGGTCAGCACCGGCACCTTTGCCTGCATCGCTTGACGACGGATCACTGGCGTCGACCATTGCTCAGCACCGTCTAAAGGTTACGCGAGCCGGCGAAATTTGGAACGGGGCTATGGAAGGCCAAGACCCCAACCAGGGGAAGTACCAAACGGCTTATAATCAGTCGCTAAAAACATTGATGGACTTGGAGGACGAACAAGAGCGTCGGCTTATCTTGGCTAAGGATTACATTTCCGCAAAAGAAGCCGGTGAGGCTATGCGTTCCTTGATGGCCGATGTGGTCAATCGTCTTGATAAATTAGCGCTCGATGTTGCGGAGGCTTGCAACCCTGAAAACCCCGCTAAGGCCGTTAAGGCTTTGGAGGCTTGGGTGCGTAAAACTCGAGCCGACTTATCTTCTGTCACCGATGAAGGCTAAAAAAAAACTTGGTAAGCCTGGGGCAAGAAAGCCGATGCCTAAACCAAGCCGGCCAATGAAGCCGACGCGCAAGATAGCGCTCGATAAGTTAATGGAGATAATGCGAAAGGAAGGTTTCTGTGAATAGCCGCGAGCTTTTGTCGATTGGGCGGGAAGTGTTAAAGCCATCGGACAGCGGAGACGTTGTTGAATGGCTTGAGGAAAATGTTCACGCCATCCCTGACTCTCCGATGCCCGGGCCGTTCCGTTCGGATCGTACGCCATGGATTGCGGAAGCGCTGCGGATTGCTGCCGACCCAGAGACGCGGATGATGACGGTGCTGGCAAGCATCCAAAGCGGTAAGAGTTTATTCGCTCGCTTGATGACTTGTCACATCGTGGCCAATGCTCCAGGCCCGACCATGGTTCTTCAAGCTACGGATAATGAAGCAAAGGATTTTTCCATTAGAAGCCTCCGTCCTATCTGGAAGAATTGCCCACCGGTAGCAAAACGACTAACCGCGGAGGACATGGAACGTAGCGTAACGGCTGACTTCGACCGCATGACGCTTTACTGTCGCGGCATCTGGAGTGAGGCAAACCTCCAACGATTGTCGCTTAGGTATGTAATTGCCGATGAGTGTTGGATGGCGCCCAATGGTCATTTAGCCGAAGCCAGCGCCCGCGTGACGGCTTTTGGGTGGATGGGCAAACGCATCTTCATGAGCCAGGGCGGGAGAGCCGGGCAAGAGTTTCATCAGCTCCATGAGCAAACGGATCAGCGTGACTGGAATTTTAAATGCAAATGCGGATGCCTTCAGCCTTGGGTTTGGGAGCAGGTTCGTTTCCCTGAGAACGCTAAAGCGGGTGGGACATGGGACTTGTTAGCGGTGAACAACGGAACAACCTATGAGTGTTCATCGTGCTTAGTCCGTATGCCGGACACTAACGCCAGTCGATTGGAGGCTAACGCCGGCGGGTCGTTTGTGGCTACGGCGGTTTCGACTAACGGAGGCTATGTCGGTTTGCATTGGAATTCGTTGGCGTCGATGAGTTGGGGAGAATTGGCCGTGATGATGCTTAAGGCTAAGGAGTCGGCTGACGTTTACGGCGACGAGGAACCGCGTCGCATCTTTAAGCAAAAGCGTTTAGCGATGCCCTGGGCCGAGGAAGGGGGCGAGATGGTCAACGTAGCTGAGGCCGCAGATTACTCGCTCAATGACGACTGGGATCATGAAGCCGTCCTGACAGCCAAAGGTAAAGTGGTTGAGCGCGAAGGGGCGCCGGCTGGGTCGATACCATTTAGAGTTATGGGCGTTGACGTACAACGGGGACACTTCTGGGTAACGGTAAGGCGGTTCGCTAAGACCGGGCATAGTCGGCTCAAGGCTTTTGCCCGCATCGAGACATGGGGCAACGTCGAGGCTTTTGCTAAAACGCATGGGGTGCATCCTGCCCTTGTCATGGTCGACGCGGGTGATAATTCGGGTGAGGTCTACCGCGAGACGGCGCGCAGAAAATGGAAATGTGCTAAGGGTTCGGGTAACGAAGATTTCGCAATTACTGATCGGGATGGAAAAACCACTCGGCGCTTCTATTCTGAAAAGCAACGCATCCTTGTACCTGGCTTACCTGACAAAGCGGTGCTTATCTCTTGGTCAAACTTAGCCGGCAAAGATTTGCTTCACGGTCTTAGGGCGCGTAAGGTGTTTACCTTTGCCCGAGACTCGTCGCCTGAGTACGTCGACCAACTTAACGCCGAGGTACGCATCAAGGACAGGCGTACCGGCAAGCCTCAGTGGATACTGCCACAAGGCAAAAAAGATAACCACGCCATGGACTGCGAGTTACTTGGTTTGCTGGCCGCCGTCCGTTGGGGTGTGGTGGGTCGGGAAGCAAGTGAAACTGACTTGCCTTCGGAGGACGCTTAGGCACGCTTTAAGGCAAGACGGCTCCAGAGGTTGCAAGGCGGTTTTGTTTTGTGGCATGGGACTCTGGGGCCGTCCCTATCGGCTTAGGTTGCCAAAATGGGCAAGGTTATGGCTCAAGGCTTATTCATTGGACTGACTGAGGACGAATTACTCCTTATCAAATCGAAGGCCGTAACGCTGATCACGGAAGGCAAAACCCTGATGAGTTACTCCGATTCCGGCTCGTCCGCGTCGAAGTCTTTTGCAATGCCACCAAAAGAGATGTTGGCCGAGGCTATGTTTGCTTTATCTCAGTTAGACCCCAGCACTTACGGGCATCGCAAATCTGTCGTGAATACGAATTGGAATAACAGCATCATCTAACCACTTTATGGCCCGCCAACTCAAGAAGCCCTCGATTAAAAAGCCTGAGGCTAAGAAGCCAGCAACGCTGAAGCCACAGGCTTCGGAGGGTGGTTGGAATTCGGTAGGGCAAACCAGATTGCGTCGTGGCATCTACGGTAACAACCCAACCGATTTACGTCGCGACCTAAAGCCTTATGACCGGCTATACATGGTCAAGCGCTGCCGATGGGCAGAAAGGAATAGCGGACTGTTCAAGCAGATCCTTGCGGACATGGTACTTTATAGCGTGGGCGACGGCATCAAGGTGCAAAGCCACGCGGAGAGCGCTGAAAACTCTAAAGCCTATGAGGCTTACTTTGCGGAAAAATGCCAGCGTATCGACATCACTAACCGTTTCAGTTTTAACCAGGTTCAAAGCATTATGCTCCGGGCAATGGTGCGAGACGGTGACGCTTTCGTCGCCAAGGTGCGTAACGGTAATGACGAGCCTAAGCTGCAACTGATGGAAGGCCACCGCGTCGGTGATCCGTTAAACGGGAAAATTCCCGATGGTATGTCAGACGGTTGTTTTTTCGGCCCTTACGGTGAGCTATTGGCCTTCAATGTTTACAAGTCGGATGGCACTGACCGCCAGATTTTAGCTCAGTCCATGATGCACATCGTTGACCATGAGTACGCTTCGGGCGCTCGGGGCGTGCCTCTACTGCAACACTCCATCAATAGTATTCAGGATGAGATGGAAATTTTGGCCTTGGAAAAGTTAGCCGTCAAAGACTCGGCCGACGTTACTCGCGTCATTAAGAAAGCCGGTGGCTTCATCGATAGCGACATGGCCAGCGAGTTGGGTACAGGTTCTAATTACGAGAACATCGCCGCCCGCATGGGTGGTAAAATTTTAGCCCTTGAACCCGGGGAGGACTTCCAATCATTTACCTCTAACCGTCCATCACCTGCGTTCACTGGCTTCCTTGCAGCGCTCGAGCGCGACATCGCCCAAGGCGTTTTGCCTTACGAGTTCGTCGGTGACGCTTCCAAAATCGGCGGGGCTACGGTTCGCCTTATCACCGCCAAGGCCGGGCGAGTATTCGGCAAGTATCAAACCATCCTCATTGATTCGCTATGTCAGCCAACTTGGGGTTATATCATTGGCCAGGCTATTGCCGCGGGTGAATTACCCGATGACCCTAAGTGGTATCAAACCAGCTGGACGACTCCTAAGAGCGTGACGGTTGATGCAGGCCGCGACGCTCAGAATGACCGGGCAGACGTTGAAATGGGATTGCTGTCCATGTCTGAGTTATACGCTCAACGCGGTTTAGACTTCCGTAATGAAATGGAAAAGCGTGCCGGTGATATGGCTTACATCCAAAACCTTGCTGATCAGTATGGCGTTCCTTTCGAGCTACTTTTTAGACCGTCTAATACCCCACTTGGAACCGTCGACGCCGTAGATATGGCTGACCCTTCTCCTGACGTCATTGACCAAACTTTACCTGTATAACTTTATGCGTTTCCTATCCAATGGACTATCAGGCCGCGAGCCTTTGTTAATCGACCCGGCTAAGGCTAAAGCCCATGCTGACCTTAGCGAGAAGTTCGGCTTTACCGATATCATTTCAAAACTATTTGGCGAAACTCCTCAACCATACATCGTCGATAATGTCGGAGTTATTCCAATCGCTGGCGTAATTGGTAAGAATCTTACACCGATTGAAAAGATGATGGGCGCCGTTGATGTGAATGACATCAGCGCTCAAATCGATTCCATGATCGGCCTGCCTGAAGTATCTAAAATTGCTTTCCAAGTATCATCCCCTGGTGGCACAGTTACCGGGGTTGAGGAATTGGCCAATAAGATTCGCGGCATCCAACGCCCGACAATGGCCTATACCGATAGCGAGATGGCATCGGCCGCCTATTGGTTGGCCTCAGCTGCTGATCGCGTCGTGGCTTCCCCTTCTTCTACCGTTGGCTCGATTGGCGTCTACATGGCCATTCCCGATTACTCCAAAGCCGCCGAGATGCAGGGCATTAAGATGGTCGTCATTAAAAGTGGCATTTACAAAGGCGCCGGAATTGAAGGCACCTCCCTTACCGCCGACCAGATGGCTAACCTCCAGGCTAACGTCGATGGCATCCACGCCGACTTTAAAGCCGCGGTAAACTACAAGCGCAAGATGGTTTCCGCCGACTCAATGGAAGGCCAATCATTCTCAGGCCGTCAAGCCGCAAGCCTTGGTTTAGTGACCGGGCTGGCTGACTCATTTTCTCAGGCCCTGTCAAGTTTCGCAGGTTCCCCTATCGGCGGTTCGTCAATTGCTGGTGCCACTTTAAAATCAGCTAAGGTTATTGATAGCCTAACTAAAATAAAATCCCTTGAAATCGAGGACAGCGTGCTTGAAATGCTAACCCCTCGCCAGCGTGAGATGATTGATTGCGCAAGTGATATCGTTGAGACGTTTGGCGAATATGCTCAGGATGCTGGTTCCGAAGGCGCCCATTACGCTTCCGCATCCCCATTTGCATCTGAAGGACTACTCTGCCAGAATTGCGTTTATTACCGCGGCCCTCGCGGATGTGGACTTGTATCAGGTGACATCGATCCAAACGGTATCTGCAAACTTTGGGTCATCCCTGGTTCGCTTGTCAAACAAGCTTAGTTGCCAACTTGGGCAAAGATATGACAATCGAAGAACAGTTGCAATCGAGCATCAGCATCGTTTCCAGCCTTACCGCTGAACGTGACGATTTGCGTTTAGCAGTTGAAAAACTAACCGTTGGAAGCGCCTCCGAATTGGAAGCGCTTAAACTGGATGCCTCCGCTAAGGACGCTAAGGTTTCTGAATTAGCCGCCGCCCTCGAAAAGGCCGTGGCTTTCTCCGCTGATCTCGAAGTCAAAATCTCCTCCCTTGAAGCCGGCAAAGTCTCGGCCTCCAAGGAAGCCGCTAAAATTGCCGCATCGGTAGGCGTATCCCCTGTTCAGTTAAGCCCATCCGATAGCCAGCCATCCGCGGAAGCCGTCGATGTCCTGGCTACTTTCCTTTCCCTGCCTGTTGGCAGCAAAGAGCGTTCCGAATTCTACGCCGCCAATAAGGCCGCGATCGTCAAGGCCGCTCTCTAATTTTCACAACCCCTCACTACTCATAAATAATCATGGCTAATTCCATCACTGCAGCTCCAGCCGTTCTCGCTGAAGCTGTCCTCGAAAGCATCAAAGGCAAGTTGCCCGTCCTCAGCTCGTTCAGCTCCATCTTCTCGGCCCTCGAAAGCCAAGCGGGTATCGCTGTCCAGGTTCCCCTCATCGGCGTCTCGACTGCTACCGAATTCGGTGCATCCGGCTACGCAACCCAAGACGACGCAACGGTCACCGCCGCCACCGTCACCCTGAAACACTTCAAGGTTGTTTCCAAGTTCACCCCCCTCAACGTCAAGTCGTACGGTATGCCTATGCTGATTAACAGCTTCGTGCCTACCGCCGCAAACGCCATCGCTGAAAAGTGCCTCGCTGAAATCGGCGCCCTGATCACGACTGCTAACTACGCTTCGACGACCAACACGGGTGCCGCCCTCAGCTACGCTGAATTGGTAACCGCTAAGGGTGTTCTCGACACCGCCAAGGCCCCAGGCCCTTACGCCCTTGTCCTTAACAGCACTTACCTGAATGGTTTGCTCTCTGATTCCTCCATCATCGCGGCCGCTGGCCTCGGCGCTGGTGTCATCACTGGCGGTAAGTTCGGTACGCTCGCCGGCATGAACGTCAATCAGTGGAATTCCCTCCCAACGAACGGCGAATCCCTTGCCGGATTTGCTTGTGGCCCAGACGCAATCGCTTGCGCCGCATCGGTGCCTCTGTCCGAAATCCCTGGCTATGACTCTGCAATCGCTACCGATCCTCAGACCGGCCTTTCGATTCAGGTTCTCATGGGCCAAGATACCTCGGGCTTCTACAACGTCATCGCCACGCTCCTCTTTGGTGCCTCTGTCGGTCGCGCTACGAGCCTCACCAAGTTCACCACGGCCTAATCGCCGCCCGCAAGGGCTTCAAACTGGCCCCCCTAACCGGGGGCTTTTTTGTGCCTGTTTGTTTTGCCAAGCGGGGCAAATATAGGATGAGCCTCTATTCCGAATTTCTCAACGACGCCAAGGAGATTGTAAATGACTTCGGGGTGGCTGGCTCTTGCAATAATGGAGCCATCACTTTTATGTGTATGTGTTCAGAACCTGTCACAACTCAGGTCTTTGAATCTGGGGGCTTTTGTGACCGGGTACAGCATACGGTAAGGATTCCCGCTGTAACAGCCTCCTGGAGCCTCCCAGATGGGTCAAATGGGGCATCCGCTGCCCTACTGTCGTCGGGGTCGCCCATTGCCTCCTTGGGTATCGGCAAGAAGATTGTCGCCGGCGGCAAGACCGTCCGCATTAATTCTCAGACTTATTTGCCAGGTTCCGCTTGGATCGCCCTCGTCGTAATGGACGATAATCAGTAGGCGCCGTGAGTTTCACGGTTCGAGCTAAACTTAACCCGGCCACCAAGGAGAAATTCCTTAAGGCATTGGTTCAATATTCCATCGATACCCACGAAACGATGGAGTATGTAATACTAAAGCAAGCGGCCTTAGTTTGCCGCGATGCCATTAATTACACGCCCCCTTTTGTTGATGGCGGTGGTGGAGGCATGACCAAGCAAGCCGAGTTAGTTGGTAACCGGGCAATCGCCCGTGATATTAATAGCATTTTTACGGCCGCTAACGATAAGAGCAAAGCAACCGTAGGCATATTGCTTAACAGACTTTCTTACGCGGCTAAGACCAGGGACAAGGGATCATTCATTAAAATTAAAAACAATTCCTCCCTCCGGGGAATTAGTCTTAACAATAAAATCGCCCAAAAAATCCTTATGGATCCAGATGATAATCGGGCATTTGGTAAAGCATCTAATTACTTCAGTTCATCTACTGCTACGCAAAATGAGTATGGTGCTGGATATGTAACAGCAATGGATGAAATACATTCTAAAGTTATAAACAAAAGCCGTAGAGGTAAAACACAAGTAAGCAGGATGAGGAGCAATTACCTAGGAAAATTCCTTGTTGAAAATAAAGGCCAGATTAAAGATTTTATTAAACGCAAACAGCTTCATGTCGGCCGGCTTAAATCTGCTTGGTGGAATATAATGACCTCCTTGCCTATGCCTAAGAAAAACGGCGTTGATAAAACCTCTGGTCGCAAGGGAGTTACCAGTTACGTCAAACGTTTTAATGGTAATGATTATCAAACGTTTAGTTCCTTTCAAAAACAGGTCAATTTGGTGATAGGTAACAGAATCGGGAATAACGACGATGTTGCCTCTCGCGTAGGATTGGAAGAAATTCTCTATGCCCAAGCCATGCAACGTATGGCCGCTGACGTCAGGCAGATGTTAGACAGGGATACCAAAAAATTTTACAACAAATAACTAATGGGAACCAAATCCATACGCCACATCGTCGAGGCCGTACTCGACACCCACCTTACCGCCGAAGTAGGATTGACCGGGGTAGCCATCTACACCGGTGATAGCGCTGAGATTAACGTGCTACCTAAAGCCGTTATCCTTTGTGACTCAGCTCGTAACCCTGGCGATCTGCCCGAAGGCTTGGGCAATTACGATTGCTCCGTCCGTATAACTATATTTTCAAACGCCGACGACACGACCCTAACGGATCACCGGGCAAGATGCGCCGCCGCGGCAGGTGCCATGCAGGAAATTGAAGCCCTTAAAGCTCGTTTCGTGACGGCCGGCGATGCCACCCTGTACGACGTCACCCCTGGCTCAGAAGATGAAGGGGTCGATGAACGTTCGTGGGCCACAGCTTTGTCGTATAACCTTCTGACCGTTCTGCCACCTCCCGCCTAAGTTGCCAAGGAGGGCAAAGATATATGGCCGCCATCGTTAAAGGAACCTCTTGCTACTATGGTATCACTGGTACCGTTTCTCAACTTATCGTTCAATCATATAGCATTTCTGATAGTTTCAACAACGAGGCTACCGTTACGGACGGCGATGGGTTAACGATTACCGCTCGCTATAACGACGAAAAAATTGAGTTAAGTGTCGAAGGAATTGCAACCGGCGGTATGCCTTCAATCGGAGATTCTTTGGCTTTTACGGCTCAATCGGGTCAAGCGTTCAATGGATGGATTACAAAAATTGAAGAAAAAGGCGGAAGCAAAGAGTTTGTTAAGGTGTCCATCACTGGCGTTGAATATACCAACATCTAACTTCATTTGCCTTAAGCAACCCGATTGACTAAATCGGGGAAGTGGACGAACGCTTTTTAAACGCTTACTTTGACCCGTCCCGAGTTAAATTCTTGGGTCGTTTCGTTTGGCCGTTTTGCCTCAAGTACCGGGTAAGGTTGATGGCCTTAAACTCACCCCTGGTCATGGGCCACCGCGGAGTGACCCCAGTTGACCTGATCGTCGCGTTGCAGGTATGCGCCGAGGAACCTATCGGGTACATTGGATGGCGGGACAAATGGCGTATCCTCCGGCTTAATTCTCAGCCGGCCAAGTTTGAGGCCATCCTGAAACGGTTTTCCGATTATATCTTGGTTGGGCATTGGCCTAAGTTTTGGGATAAACCAGATAAGCAATCTGGAGGTAACGGCGGCGGGGTGCCTTGGCCCTTATCAGTAGTGTGCAATCTGGTTGCAAATGGCATTGAGGAAAAGCGCGCGTGGGAGATGCCGGAGTGTCAGGCTATTTGGATGAGTTCAGCGTTTGCTATCAGCAAAGGTGCCGATGTCTCCATCTTAACTTCCGAGGAAGAAAAGATAATGGAGGAAGTTCGAGAAGCCCGGAGAGCTGCGGAGGCCGTTGCCAATCCAGCAAAGGTAGAGCCTACGGCTACCCCTGAACCATCCCCTGAACCCATAACGCCCACTAAAGAAAATGGCTGATCAAAAAGTTGAAGTCGAGTTTGCAGGTAAATCTAACATTGATGAAGTGACCAAGAAGGCCGCGTCGTCGATGTCCACTATGGAGAAGAACATTGAAGGCATTAACAGGAAGTTCCAGAGTTTCGGTAAGGATCTGTTCCTGAGCGTGCTTGGGCCGATGGCTTTAATTAATACAGCAATCAATTTCATTACTACTGCAATTCAAGAATCAGCAGAAAAAACTAAAGCATTAGCAAAAGATTCTTTTGATTTGCTTTCAAAAGGTGAATTAAAAGGAGCAAGTCCAAGAGGTTCAAGTTTTGCATCATATGTTGCAAATTTAGAATCAGAAAAAAGAAATGAAGAATTATTAAAAGTTCATAAACAAGTAGTAACTGAAAGATATTTAAATACTGATGAAGGTGGAAAAGTTTATGAAGAGTTTTTAAAAAGAACAAACACTCCAAGTTGGGTTGCAAGTAAAAGCGACGCATCTACAGATATTAGACTTCAAGATTTGGCAATAAGAGCATTTGAAAATACTCCTGAATTTAAAAGATTTTCTGGATCAGATGGAACAGCGTTTAAAGCCCCAGAAGGTTTTTCCAACGTCGTCGGCGTCGGCGCCAATCCGGTGATGGAAGCGATGTCGGCTCAGCTTGAACAACAGAAACGCCAAACCGAATTGCTTGAAATCATAGCAACTGGAAATTCAGGAAGAAATCCAATTCCAGAAATGAGATCATACTGGGATGTTCAAAATAACCCAAGTTTCTAACCACAAACAACTTTACGCATATGGCTATAATTTCAAAAGGTTCAGCTCTTGGTGACTACCAACTTCAACCTGGCTGGACATATAATGAGGACGCTTTCGGACTCGCCACCTCATCTACGTCTTACAAAATAGATTATGAATCCGAAATCGGGGACGACTTTACCGTCGGTGAGGCCCACCCGGTTATATCCTATCTAAAAGCCCACAAGTATTCGGTGAAGCATGATAACCTTAAGATTTCAACGGTGACCATCGATTACGCGGGTATCATCTATGAAGGCGGCTACACGTTACCTCAGATGACTAACTCTAATTCCCTTGGATCTGAGAACATCACTGCTCACCCAAATTTCGTAGATGTAGCGGCTGACTTTACAGATGCCATTGCCGGGGATGTTTATAACGAAGATACCCGCGGCCCGATTATCACTCGCCCGGATAAGACATCAGGAAAATCCTATGTCGGTTTAAACGGTTCTTGTTTTGAACGTAGCCATGAAGATGGTGGCGGCCGTTTTATTGGTTTCGTCGACCCGACTTTCCGCGAGTTCTATGGTAAGACTAATTACCTGACCCCAGTGACATCTTTTGCAGGTGTTATTTATACTGAGGTAGACGAAGCCCCTGCTCAATTTTTAGGAAGCCTTGGATGGGCTTCCTCGTCAGCCAATTGGGGTGGCGAGTTGCCCTTGGACATCCTTCCCGACTATGTCCCCATACCTGCCCCTGGGGAGTTCGGTGGGTGCCTACTTCTTTCCGCGGTTAACATTGAACAGTTCTCTGGCACACTTAAGAAGATAAGTTATGAAGTGCGCTGTAACACCGAAGGCTGGTCGAGCAAAGTATACCGCCAAACCTAACGCCCTACGATGAGCATCCAGCCAGGGACGGGTTACGGATTCAGCACGTCGAACGGTCAGTCGACGATTAACGTCAATCAACCTTGGGTTGATTATAAATTGCCAATACCTGACGATCCACCCGCACCGGCTCAGTCGCGTATCTACCCACAGCTGCCAAACGCCAAGGTAGCGCTTGCCCCCATCAAGCCTTTTGAGTGCCGGGTATATCACCCACCTAACGAGACATTCCGTTTGCTTCAAATTGGAAGCGGTTCCGTAAGTTATACGCGTAGCAACTTCCCCCATATCTATCTTGGAGTTGATTCCATCAAATGTCAGGCAACCTATTATGGATTACAGTTATATCCATCTGGATCAAAAGTTGAGGGAGAAGATAGCCTTTTAATTGATACCATGCTTCAGGGTGGTGGCTATAAACTTGATGGATGTCTTGATGCTGGCCTTTGGTATTTGGTTGCTTGCTCATGGGATATAAATCCAAATCAACCAGCGTTTTCTTCAAACTCAGCAATCAATTTTGGTAAGCCTATTTTGGCTTTAGTGAAACACGGAAGCGCTGATTGGGATAAGATTAATTTAGGCACTGGACCATCGTCATATAGCAATATGATGAACGTCCATAAGATGACCGGATATACGGCCGCTGAAGTTGAGGCCCTAACATACGATTGGGGCAATGGTCATACTTCTTGGTATAACCCAATGTGTATTGGTTATAACGTTAAAGTTATTTCTGAAATTAACGTTACTTCAACATCTGCTTGTGGCGTTGAATTGTACCCCATTTATTCACAAGACGGTTACGTTTCATATCCTCCCAATAACATACCTGGTGTTAAAAGCAAAATATACGCATTGACCTTTGATAAAATACCAAAAGGCGGCTATGTTACTTTTAGTTATACGGATGCAGCTCATGGCACGCAATATTCGGCGCCATTTTACCCATTAGAAAATAATTTATTATTCCCTACTGCATCAGCTGATACGTTGTTTAATTCACTTAATGCTATTGTCAGCCTTCAGAAGAACATCGCTTGTTCTAAGCAGGATGATCTAACGTATCATATTACTTTCATCAATGCCCTTGAAGGACTTGACGTAACGTTAAGCATGGCCTCCTCAATTACGTCTTGGTCGTTAGATTATCAGATTCAAAACCATATCGTCGGAGATGTAGACTTAGGCATTGAATCGCAGTTCAACGGGACTCAGCTTATGAATGAAGAAGATTGGACTGAAGCCGACGATTGGTTTAATTATAATTTTGATAATAACTGGACTGATATTGTTAACATCGATGATGCGTTAGATTTTAAAAGTTTCAGCTCCACGCAAGACCTTAACGAGTCTTGGGTCAATGTGATGATTACCGGTGGTTCAGTCAGCGACAGCAGGTTTAATGACTTCTATCAGCGTGACGGATCGTTCGCTAAGCAGTTGCCAGATTACACCATACCACCCTTCACGGTCTATCCAGGCTCCGAGGATGGCAAGTGGAAGGTTCAACCCGG